AACGACTACGATAATTGGAATTCGAATTCGAATGTCAGCTCTCACCTATGCTAATTGAACTATTGCAGGCCTTGCCTCTTGGCAAAAAATCACGAATAATAATCTAAGGCGTTGGTATCCCTCGAACGGAGAAGACGACTTATGAAAAGCAAAGGGAATGAAACGAATAGGAAATATATACGGGCAAATCTCAAGCCTTAAAAACCTTCAGGAAGCCGATACTAAAGGCCAGAAGGGAAAAGCAAATCAATATGGTGTAATACATCATAATCGAAACAAAGAAGGGAATCTTCTGTTGCTTCAGGATATGCTTGTCAGTAAATCATATCGCACCTCTGAGTACGATGTTTTCAATATCTATGAACCGAAGGAACGAATCGTATATCGACTGCCTTACTTTCCTGATCGGATCACACACCACGCAATTATGAATGTACTTGAACCTGTTTTTGTTGGTTCATTTACCGCGGATACATATAGTTGTATTAAGAAGAAAGGAATTCATAGTCTTTTGCGAAAGCTGAAGGAAGACTTAAAGGATATTAATGAAACAAAGTACTGTTTGAAATTTGATATAAAGAAATTCTATCCAAGCATTGATCATGATGTATTGAAGGGATTATTGAGAAGGAAATTTAAAGACCGTGATTTGCTTTGGCTTATGGATGAAATTATTGATAGCGCCCCCGGTTTACCAATAGGCAACTATCTAAGTCAATACCTTGCAAATTTCTATCTATCGTATTTTGATCATTGGATAAAAGAACAGAAGTGTGTAAAATACTATTACCGTTATGCTGATGATATTGTAATTCTCAGTTCCGATAAGTCCGTTCTTCATCACCTGCTTTCTGAAATCAAGGATTATTTACACAACCTTAAACTAGAAGTAAAAGGAACACATCAAGTGTTTCCAGTTGATGCCAGGGGAATAGACTTTGTTGGATACGTATTTCGACATAGTCACATTCGAATAAGGAAACAGATCAAAAAGAACTTTGCCCGAAAACTTAGCAATAATCCGAATCATCCTTCAAAGGCATCTTATCTCGGATGGCTTGGACATTGTGATGCAAAACACCTAACCAAAAAATTAATACCTAATGAACAATTTTAAGGATTTCAACATTACTCCAAAACTAAAGGTCTTTATTGGCGACAAGATTGCCGCAAAAAAATTATTGAATGTGCCTATACTGGTTTTTGAATTCAGGATTGAGCCATCAAAACAAAAAGAAGGAACAGAACTATTGACATTGCAAATTGAAAAGTCAGGTGAAAAACGAATAGTGTTTACAGGCTCTAAAGTTCTGATCGATCAGATAAGGCGTGTTCCGGAAGATCAATTTCCATTCACTACTACAATAAAGGGTGATAATGATTTCTATGAGTTCACTTGAAATGATCGCGTCAAAAATGAATCAGAAAGAATTGGTTCATGCGCTGGCTGAAGTTGCGAAAAGCGCCAAAAAAAACTTTGAACGTAAAGACCGATTTGCAAGTACTGAAGCAAATTCGGGTTTGGTAAGTAGAGCTAAAGACACCACGAATGTAGCGAATAGCTGGAAGGCCAATCAAAGCTTTAATAGGGACATAGAACACGCCAAAATCATTCTTAAATACATTTGGTAAAATTCATTAATTTTAATAATGAAAGAAATCACATTAACAATTGATGGAAAGGAAATCACTGGCTTAAAAAGCATAGAGTTCAAAAGTGAAGACATTCCTTCAGACGAAATCAAATTCACGATTCACCGCCAACTGATCACACCTGAATTCAGAAAACGTTACTTTATAAGACCTGATGCAAGTCACGTAATTGGTGTTAGCCTTGATTATAAAAAGGATAGATATGATGCCAACCCAAAGGAAATAAACCCTTCTGAATTGCGTGAATCATTGAATGAAATGAAATCAGCGTTGATAGAAGCAATTAAACAATACAACTATACTTCAAAATGAAATCACTTATCATCTTTCTTCTTTGCGTTCCTTCTTTTGTTTTTGCACAAAAGCCATGGGAAAAACTTGAATTGGACTCAACCACATTTGTGGATCGATATGGAACACCGACTCAATACTTTTATCAAAAAAACTTACAGGAAAAAAGCAGTCATAAAATGCTTTGCCTTTGGACTGGTGCTACGCCAATTTGGTTGTATTACTTCGCTATGTATTTGGATAAGGATTATGCTGTAGTTTGGGATGCGAACACTGACAATGTAATCGAGATTATAGCCACACCGAAAATCTTCAGTACTGCTAAGCCACCCAAGATTATTTTAAAGGCCGTTTACAATGATCAGCTTCAAATCACATCGGCAACCATCACCGGCCCGGCTGATGATCTTATTAAAATCTATATAGACTATTGGGAACTTACAGACCTCTCATTCAATGACCTGAAGACAAAGAAGGCAATCACTAAGAACTTTGTAAGCGATAAGGTTTCGTTCAGATGGACGGGTGAAACACCAGAGGTGAAAGTTGAAAAGAACCCTGACTCACCAATTGATTTATTTGCATTGAAATGATTTAACGAAAAACGAAACGCCCTATTTTTAAAGCCTTACTTTAAGTAAGGCTTTTTTGTTAATATCTTTTTTCGAACCCGATTGGAATTTTCACGTAATTTGTAATATGAGTTCTGCACGGGGGTCGCTCAAACTATTCAAAGACTTAGAAATTTCAACCATTATCGCGGTTGATTCATCAATCAAGAAACAAGGCCGTTCGGCCCAACTACACAGTCGTAGAAATGATTGCCTTGTTGATAGGTACTATTTTTATTTCGCCTTCACTGATAAACGCTACACGTCAATTCTCGAAGATTTAAGCGAAGAATTTTTTATCAACAGCACATTCACCATTCCACAGGTGCTTGATGAATACTATGAAGCCCTTGTTGCCCTTCGGAACAAAAAGCCAGATATTGGATACTTCAAAAAGAAATGGCCACATCTTGTGTGGATAAACGAAAAGGCCTGAAGTACTTCAGGCCTTTTTTATGTCAAGTCAACTTCCTGTTCGACTTGTAGCCCTACGGTCATTCGGGTGTACTTTTTAACCGCTGTATGGTCTTCCAATTGAGTGTTGAACAACAGAACCCGGACGCGTAAACCGTTGGCATCCTGTGTGCCGCTTGCGCTCAATCTTTGTTCTGTTTGAGCGTTGACCCGGATGAATGGTTGCGTGTACTCATTGCCTTCAAACACTGGTTGCCAACCCTGAACAGCTTCATACACTTCCTGTTCAATGTCGTAATACTCCAATGCTTTTTCTTTCACGTCAAATGGTGCAAGAACAGCGCTTGAACTGAACGGAGCGAAGCCAAGACGAATGGTGATGTTTAAATCTGCCATCTGTGACTTCATCGCCAAGTTTGAAAATCCAGATTGAACGAAGTCAATCAACGCGCATGGGAAGGCAACACCCGGTTTGTATTCGAATACTTCCAGTTGGCCAAAGTCCTGATCAATCCAACGGATGCGTGAAACGGAAGCTTTGATGTGTGCGCTTAAATCAAGGTATAGTTGTCCAAATAAATTTTCCATAGATTATTGCTTTAGTGGTGTTACTGAAATGTCAATGTAATATTGGCTACAAACTTTATTGGATCGCTAATGTCACCATTATCATTTCGTTTGTAACCGCCTCTATTAAGATTCAAGACATAAGCGTGTCGACCACCCGGAAGTTCTTTATACATATATATGTCCTTCCAATGATTTTCATGCGCTGTATTTCCAGTTAGATATTTATACAACTCCTGAATCATATCCAATTCTGGTTTAGGATCATCAATCCAGGGAATCGCAATCAAATCCAAATCTCGGTTCATGCTTCCATGAACTACAAGATTGTATCCAAAATCTTTTGCTATTTCTTTAAGATCGAAAAAATAGTAAGAATATAAATTTGGTTTTGCGTGTGTTGGTTTCATCGCATTTCTTTTAAAAATTGTGCTGATACTATTCTTGTGATCCGAGCATTCAAGTAAGGACTTGGGCCGATGAATTGACGCTTAGGAATTCTTATGTTCACTCTTCGTGTGTGTGCACTTACACCAACACCATTTTTTCGCGTGAAACTTCTCACTGTCTGAATTACTCCAATGCTTACGCCTTCATTGTGTGCCTTTGCATATTTCACATCTGTTCCAATAGCCACCGAATCGGTCGTGATTCTTGTAATGCGTATTGACCTGCGTAACCTTCCGCTATCAATCAACAATGCACGGCCCTTGCGTTTGTCTCGCTTCCAACCAGTTCTTCGTGTGGCCCACGGCTGGAAAGTGTTACCCATAAACCCTTGCATCTGAAAATTGTTGAGCGTAAAGTTTACGGCTTCGTTACCCACAAGCAATGGAAGGCGAAGCATTACACCTTTAAACTTAGATATCAATCGCTGAATGCCTTCTTCCGGTGTCACTTGATAAAGTATGGATGATCAGTTGGGAAAATTAATTGCGCTTCTCCAAGATTCGTTTGGAACATGGTTGGAATATCCACCGAAGGAATCTTGTGATCATCGGTAACCTTTCCACTTGCCAACTGTCTCACATTACTTCTACATGAATAATGATTTGGCGGATAGAAACGCTTCCAAAAAATATGGTTGATCGGAAGAATAATACCATCTAATGGACGGCAAATTTCTGTTGTGCGATTATCCATAACCGCATCGAATTGCAAAAGCGGAAGTGTGTCTTCATTCGCTAAAATGTTTTTCCACTTCGCGGCCATCTGTGCCCCAGCAATCGCAAGATTGTATTCGGTCTTCAGATAGTTTTTAAGGTATTCACCCGCGATCTTTTGCGCGATGGCTTTGAATTCGTCAAATGAAACCAATGAACCTTGATCGTTCAATAAAGCCGCATTCATTTCACGAAGCATTGTGTAATCTTTTGCCGCGCTAAACTGACTTACATTTTCTTTCAACGCTTCAATCAATTGTGCATCGGCTGTTTCAAAGTCACCTTCAAAATCATATCCCTTCTTTACACCCTTCCACAGATCATTGAATATGGCTGTGATCATTTCCGGTGATGTAGTAAATGTTCCTTGTGAATTGAACACCTTCAGAATGATTTCTTCAATCAGTCCATCGGCAATCAGATTTGGAAGTTCATCCACAGGACAATCACATTCATGCACATACAATTCATGAAGTTGTGTGTGTAATGCTTTTAGCTCTATCCCCTTCAGCCCCGCTAATCGTTTACTTACGATCAGGGGGCCGGGTCGAAAAAATCGGCAAGCTTTACGCGAAGCCAGGTGATGAATTTTGTTTCATCTTCAGCGCTCAATTCCTTAACTGGTTTTTTCTTTTGCTTCTGGTCAGGCTTTGCTTTCGGATCGGGTGGCACAGGTGGAGCAATTGCCGCCATACGTTGTTCTTCCTGCTTTGTTTTCAGTTCATCGTAATTATCCGGCTTAGGAATTCCATACGTTTCGTAAACGTAATCATCACTTAAAGGAGTTTTAAGACTTACAACAATCTCTTTATCAATGGCAACACGTGCGGCAAGTTCGGCAAGATCAATTTCCTTTTCATACTCAAAAGAACCACCTTCCACGATTGGCAGCGCATAGCTTTTAAGTATGTTAATGAACTGATCACAATTCAACATATTCACAACAAAATCAAGATCATCTTTTGTGACCTCTAATTGCTGCTTGCCATGTTCTTTACTTTGAGCGTAACCAGAAGATTTACTACTTGTGGTTGTTTCGGTATTGCCCAAAATGATAACCGACATTTCGGCATCCAGTGCAATTTTGAAACGTTCCTGAAGTTCACCGGTGCCGTTGCTTTGCTTACCGTCTTTCATATCGAAGTCGGCTTGCTTTGGAATCATCAAGGCTAGTGAAGAACCTGATTCATCTAATACCTGACGAAGTTCAATCTTTGTCTTTTCATCATAGGCATCATATTTGACCACACGAACAGGTTGGCCAAATAACTCAATATACTGCGCCCAATCAGCCATGTTTCCACGCTTATAAATCGCATAAGGAGCGCACTTTAAAAGCAAACCGAAATCATCCTTTTCACCAACAATCCAAATGTTGCTAATACCAGTGTATGAAATTCCGGTTTCATCATACTGTTCAATGGCAATGATTTCTTTTTCCGGTTTAATGTGACGAACAGGAATTTTTTTAAAATCCAATTTTGCACCGGGCACAAATTCCATTCCCCTGATGCCCCACAGCTTAGTAAGCATCAATTCTTTTATCACATTACTGAAGGCAGTACTTCGAATGGTTTTATCCCATTCATCCACACGTTTTCCACTAGCGTCAACATAACGTAGTTTTTTATTCTGAACTGCACTGATTCTTTTATTCGTGATGCCAGTAAGATGGCCATCCAAAGTAATATCATCATACAGATTAAAAAGCTGTATGCGTTGTGGGGAATGAATTGCCTCGGCTGATTGAAGTGCGCTCTTAAATGAACCAATATCTTTGCGCGAACGATCAGCGCTCATGATATTCAATTCATTTACAATCAACTGTTGATTCTTTGGTGCGCTTGTTTTAGTAACTACGCCTTTTTTTATTTTCTTCTTCATAAGTTTTTAGAAGTGCTGTGTTCTTTTTTTGTTGCTTGACCATTGCACGAAATTATTTTCGTTTGCTTCTGTGTCAGGATTGTCCGCCTTGTATGGCCATCCGGGATCAGCTTTGCCCATCATTACTTTTTCAAGAAACTTTATCGCATCACTGTAAAGCGTTCTGAACAATTCCATGTTGACGTTTGGATTAGCCAACTTCACCATGTGCCAACACGCAATGTCTTTCACAATGTTTTTCAGATGGCCGCTTGCAAAACTTGGTTCGGTTGGTGTATCATCACCAAAGAGCGCAACCAGATCAAACCGGCTCATGTAACTTTTGGATTCATCAATTGCCGCCTTTATA